GTTTCGGCGGTGAGCCTGCCGGCCAACCCCGGAACGGAAATCTCTGCGCGCAGCTGGGTCAACGGAGTGATTGACGCAGAACGGTCGGAGCGAACCGAGCGCAGGCGCAAACTCTTGATCATCAAAGCAATGAAGGAGGCAAACACATGACCCTTAATGAGATTCAGGCCCGTATGGCCCAGATCGAGATCGAAGCAAACCACGAAAACGCAGACCTGGACGCACTGGAAGCAGAAATGCGCACCCTGACCGAGGAACGCAGGCAGATCCTGGAAAGAGCGGAAGCCCGCCGCAGGATACTGGACGGCATCGCAGGCGGTGCAGGCGATCCTGTGGCCATCATTGATGAGCGCACGCTGGATGAAGATCCCCTTTCCCGCCCCGAATACCGCATTGCCTGGCTCAAGCAGCTGCGCGGCATTTCCCTGAGTGCAGCGGAACAGCGCCTGATGGACTCCGGCGCCACCTCTGCCGGCCCCGCGATCCCCACCCAGACGGCAAACATGATCGCGGAGCAGCTGCAGCAGGTCGCACCCCTGCTCAATGAAGTGGAGCTGCTGCAGATCCCCGGCAACGTGACCGTACCCGTGGAAAAGCAGATCGCAGACGCCGCGCTGCATACGGAAGGTGCGCTCCTCAACGGCGATAAGGATTCCCTGCAGCCGGTGAACCTGAGCGGCTATGAGATCATCAAGCTGGTGCCCGTCAGTGCAAAGGTCGATGCCATGAGCATGGCCGCCTTTGAATCCTGGATCGTTTCCAGCATCACCCGCCGCATGGGCTACGCCCTGGAAAACTATCTGGTCAACGGCACGGGCGTCAATCAGCCCGGCGGCATTGCCGCAGCCAACACCTGGGGCGCGGGCAACTCCGTGGCCTTTGCCGCAGCGAAGCCCACGCTGGCCGAGCTGCAGACCCTGATGGGCAATCTGAACGGCGCATACCACGCCAACGCCAAGTGGCTGTGCAGCGCCAAATTCATGTTTGGCACGCTGCTTGCCCTGCACGACAACACCAAGTACCCGCTGGTCACCTTCGATGCCTCCGCCGGCAAATACCGCCTGTACGGCAAGGAGGTGCTCATCAGCTCCAAGGTGGCGGATACGGCTCTGTACTTCGGCGACATGAAGTATCTGATCGCCAACTTCGCCCAGCCCATCACCATCGGCGCGGATGCAAGCTCCGGCTTCCGCTACAACACCATCGACTATCGCGGCGTATGCGTGTTTGACAGCAAGCCCGCACTGGGCGAAGCCTTTGTCAAGGGCAGCTACACCGCCGGCGCCTGATGAGGTGAGCCATGGCAGAGGCAGACATCAAAGCCGCCTGTAAGCAGGCGCTCAGGATCACCGGAGATGCGTTTGACGATGAGATCGCCGCACTGGTGGAGGCGGCAAGCGCCGACCTTTACGAGAGCGGCCTGTCTGCCTCGGCCTCTGCCGATTACAGCGACCCACTCGTCAGGCGGGCCGTTGTGACCTACGCCAAGGCGAATTTCGGCTGGGAAAACCCCGATTATGAAAGGCTGAAGCTTTCGTACGACATGCAGGTCAACAAGCTGGCGCTGATCGCAGAATACCGAGGTGACCATGCGGATTGATACCTTGATCGGACTGGTACGGGAAACATCCGTCGGGGCAGACGGCAAATCCTTTGACAGGCTGGAGCAGTCTGCACCGCGCCAGGTATTTGCCGCGGTAAAAAGCGTGACCAGGGCGGAGTTTTACGCGGCATTTACCGCAGGGATGTCGGTGGATATCGTGTTTGAGCTGTTGGCCGGCGACTATGCGGGCGAAAATGTGGTGATTTACGAAGGCAGGCAGTACAGTGTGGTGCGTACCTATCGGAAAGGGCCGGATCGCATGGAACTGACGGCAGCCGGGAGGTGAGACGATGGCATCCTTTGCATTTGAAGGGGCGGAACCCTATGCCCAAATGCTTCAAAAACTGGCGGATTCCTACGATGACACCTGTGAAAAAATGCTGGCAAAGGCGGTGGGCATCGTGGCACGAAAGCTCAGGGCCGCCGGTTCCCGCTTTGCCCGCTACATCAAAGCGGGAAAGCCAAGGAAAAACCAATACGGCTGGTTTGCACAGGTGAAATTTTCGGGAAGGACCAGAAGCGGCGAGCCCGCAGCCAGAGCGGCCAACATCTATGAGTATGGCCGCGAAGCCGGGGTATACCTGACCCGAAAAGGCAATCCCAAGCGGTATCCCGCCCAGGCGCCCAGGCCCTTTATCCGCCCGACGGCGAAGGCGGCCGAGCCTGAAGTGGCGGCAGCCATGCAGCAGGTATACGATGCAGAGGCGGAAAGGATCATGGGATGAGCGCGTTGGCGGCGATCACGGCGGCATTGGCTGAGCTGGGCATGGAAGTGCGCACCGGAACCTGGACAGACCATCCCGGTGCAGAGCATATCATCCTGCAGCCGCTGTTCAGCAATATCTTTGAGGCGGACAACCGCCCGTATCGTGTGACGCAGCTTGTGGACATCCATCTGTTTGCGGCGGGCGATTATGACCGCAAAGCAAAGCAAGTGATAGGCGCTGTTGCCGGGCACGGTCTTGCGCCGGATGATTACAGATATGTGGAGTACAACCAACAAACCCGCCTGCACCATGCGGTAGTCACCGTCAGTGCGGTGGAAAACTGGGAAGAGGAGGAATAAATGGCAAACAACAAAGTGAATTACGGCTTGTGCAGGCTGTACTATTCCATCATTACGGACAACGGCGAAAGCTTTGCCTATGGCGTACCGGTGGCCATGCCGGGCGCGGTGAATTTCTCGGCAGAACCCAAGGGGGAAGCCACGGAGTTCGAGGCAGACAATATCGTGTTGTATCGTTCCGGCGGCAGTGAGGGTTACACCATCACGCTGACGATCGCCAACGTGCCGGATGAATTTATCACCGACGTGCTGGGCCAGACTGCCGACAGCAAAAAAGTGGTGTTTGAAAACATCCGCGACAGCGCCAAAAAGATCGCCATCCTGGGCCAGTTTGACGGCGATGTGCACGCCAAGCGCTGGGTATTCTTCAATTGCACGCCGGAGCGCTACAACTGGGAATCGGAAACCAGCATGAAGAAGAACCCCAAAACCATCACGCTCACCCTGGCAGCTGATCCCGACTACAACGGTGACGTGAAGGCATCGACCACCGCAGACACGGACAAGGCCGCATATGACGGCTGGTTCGGCGCGGTCTATACCAAGTCTGCCGGCTGATGGATAAAACCGTATATATTGCAGGAAACCCCATTCGATTCAAGGCGAGTGGGGCTTTTCCTTTGAAGTACAAGGCGGCGACAGCACGGGATCTGTTTGCCGACCTGAACGCCATCATCGAGCAGGGCGGGCTGGATCAGCTTCAGGTCATTTACGATATTCTGCACACCATGGCTGCCTGCGCCGATCCCGGTATCCCTCCTTTGGAGGAGTGGCTGGATTCCTTCGAGGAATTTCCCGTGTTCAGCATATTCAACGAAGTGTCATCCACTCTGTGGGCCTCATTCCGCACGCAAAAAAAATCGGAGGCGGGGGCAGCGGCGGCCAGAAGGTCGATACGGAACAGTATCTTCTCGCGGCGCTCGCCGCGGGGCTGACCCTCGCCGATCTGAACGAGATCACCATAGGGATGCTCTTTGACCTGTGCGCAGAGCGTGTGGGCGGCTATGAGCGGGAAGCGGCTCAATCCGATTATGACAGCTTTTGAGGAGGTGAAATGCCGTGGGCTATAACATCGGCCCTACCATTGCGGTGAAGGGTGAGCAGGAGTACCAAAGGGCGATGAGAAACATCCGCGCCGAAATGGGCTATCTGAAAAGCGAAGTGGCGGCTCTGACCTCCGGGTATCAGGCCAACGACGATCAGATGGGTGAGCTGACGGCCCGGTGTGACGGACTCAAGCGCGCCATAGAGCTGCAGAGTCAGGCGGTGGAGGAAGCGCAAAGGGCGCTGGACCGCATGGCGGCCAACGGCGTGGACTCTGCCAGCAAAGCCTACCGCGATATGGAGCGCAATCTGGACAACGCCAGAACCGCGCTGAACAAATCCCAGACCGAATACAACGAGGCAAAGCGCAGGCTGGACGACCTGGCAGCCTCTGCGGATGATGCCGGGGATGAGCTGAAAGACACCGGGGAAAAAGGCGAGCGGGCAGGCGATTCCATCGACGCCGCTTTTTCGGCGTTATCCGGCGTGGGTGGCCCCTTCGGCGATGTGATCAACAGCCTGAAAGACGTGGTGGACGGATTGGAGGACATCCCCGGACCGGCCAGAGCATCGGGCGAAGAACTGGCAGGCGCCTTTTCTTCCGGCATGGCAGGAGCGGCAGGACTGATCGCAGCCATTGCCGGCGTGGTGACAGAGCTGGTGAATATGGGCAT